CGGGACGACGTGTGGACACTCCGCCTCCGGTCCGCCGTGTCAGACGGCGACGCCGCACTACTTGCCAGCGCCCGCAGGCTGTGCGAGACGGTCGTGGCGCAGGCCGAGGAGATCGAGCGGCTGCGGGCCCTGTCCGTCGACTCGCTGTCGACGTGGCCGTCAATCTGGCAGTGCCCTGCGTGCGGCACGCTGCATATCGAGGCGCCAGCATCGTTCAAGTGCCCGTGCGGGACGCACCGCGTGCGGAGAGCCTGACCGGAGTGACCAAGGAGGAGCGATGACCGACCTGAGCGAACAGATGCTCGACGACTACGAGGCGCACCAGGCGCCGGAGGTTCACCTCGTGCTGGACGCCTCGCAGCGGGTAGTGGCGCCGGTGCCGCAGAAGTTGGTGGTCGGCGAGGACACCTACCTGTGCCTGCTCGAGGAGGACTACCACGCCCTGAAGCAGCTTGCGGCGCGTGCGTCGGAGGCAGAGGCGGTGCTGCAGGACGAGCGGCGCCGGCGCATCGAGGCAGAGGACGAGCTCGGGCGGAGGCGGGCGGAGGCGGGGGAGTGACCCCCGACGAGCTCGACCGCGGACGCCGAGCCGTTGCGCTGGTCGGGCGGGTGGCGGTGGTCCGTCACATCCTCGGCCCGTCCGCCATCTTCGCGTTCCGGGTCGACCGCGTGTCGGCTGCCGGCGAGCGGTTCGAGGTGGCGTGGGCCGGCGACAGTCCGTGGTTCGTCGTCGGAGGCAGGGACTGGGTCGGCTGGGCGGACGAGGTTTGCGACTGACCTACCACTTCACCTTGTTCGCCCAGTAGGCCGCCGACAACTTGCCCTTGTCGATGTTGGCCTTGTGGCGGGCCTTGAACGACTTGCGCCTGGCGGCGTCGGCCTTCGACTCGCTTTTCTTGGCCGGCGAGCCCGACACGCCCTGCTGGCCGAACCGGATGGTCTTGACCTTGTCTCCGTCCTTGGCGACGACGACGTGCGACTTGGTGGGGTGGTTCGGCGTGCGCTTGGGCTTGTTGAAGCCGGACACTCCGACCCGCTTCAAGCGAGGGTCTTTCTTGCTGGACATGCAGACTCCGGTGTGTTGGCGGACTGTACTCTGAATTGCCGAATGCAAGGCGACGCTGTACGGTCGAAGAGGAAGGACCGCCACATGATGGACCTGGACACCGTTCTCTGCTTCACCGACGACAACGGGTGCGCCGTCAAGGCCCGCCCTACGGTCTGCCACCCCGAGTGGGCCCTGGTGTTCGGCCAGCAGGTTGCATGGCCGCTGGAGCCCGGTGCGGTCGTCTACGCTGCCCTCCCTAGTGGGAGCCGTCGCTTGGTGTTCAACGGCACCAGCCAGCCTGCCCCCCCGGCCGCCGAAGCGTCGGCCAAGAAGCGCGCGCCCCGGAAGCGGGCTGCTCGCAAGAAGTAGGTGTCCCCGCCGCGGCCCATCTGGCGAACCCACCACGCCTTCGCGACGGAGGAGGATCGGTTCGCCTGGGAGCTCAACTGCCTCAAGGGCTGCAACCGCGGCGCCTGGACCGATGCCCGGGGGAACTGGGTGTCAGGTCAGCCGATCCCCCCCGGCGTGCAGGTCTTCCGCGACTACAGCGGCAAGCGCGCGTTCACCGCGGCTTCGGAGGAGGGGTTCATCGCCCCCCGGGTCGTCGCAGTTGTGGCCGATGAGGACGACGTCGAGTCCATCCGCGACCGCATCAGGAACGACCAGGGCCGATGGTGCCGCGGGGTCGTTATCCACACGGCGCGGCGCAAGCGCGGGTTCATCTGGCAGGTCACGAAGGTCATGCACATCGGTGTGGTCCGGCGGTTCCTCGATGAGGAGTTCGGGCTGCCGGCGCCGAACCTGGGCATGGACCTCGACGAGTTGGTGCGCCTGAGTCGGAACAAGAACCCGGCGCACCGGCGGCGTCAGCGGCGACCCGAGCGCGTGGAGCGGTACGCAGCCTGCCAGGTCGAAGTCGAGGAGATGACCGATGAGTGGCGACGCGAATCCGAGGCGCAGGGGGCACGCGAAGAACCGCAACCGAGGGCCGAAGCCGTCGAACACGCCGAAGGACGCCAGCGAGGTCGAACGGGCAGAACTCGAGTTGACCAGCGGACGGCACCGCGACTTCCGCACGTTCGCCGAGAGCTACCTGCAGATTCAGACGAAGCGCGGGTCATTCCAGCACCTGCGCCTGAACAAGAGCCAGGAGTTCCGCGAGTGCCTGCTCGAGGAGATGGAAGAGGCTGGCGTGCCGCTCTGGGTCTGGGAGGCCAAGGCTAGGCAGCTGGGCTGCTCGACCCACATCCAGGGCCGCATGGCCCACAGGTGCTTCACGAACCGGGACGAGTCGGCATTGATTGCCGCCCACGAGAGCGGGCCGGCAGAGGAAATCTTCAAGAAAATCAAGCTGTTCTACGACAACATGCCGTCGGGCATGAAGCCCCTGCAGAAGTACAACAACCGCGCGGAGCTCGACCTGCGCGCTCCGTCGGGTCCTTACGGGCTGCGGTCGAAGGTGTCGATCGTCACCGCCCGCAACAAGGAGTCGGCCCGAGGTGTGACGGCCCGGCACATCCACCTGTCGGAGTTGGCGTTCTACCCGGACCCCGAGGGCTTCCTGCTCGGCACGCTGCAGACGGCACCTGGTCTGCCGGGGACGATGGTCTACGTCGAGTCGACGTGCCGCGGCGCCGGTGACTACCACCACACGCAGTACCTGGCGGCCCGAGTCTGGTGGCAGGACGAGAACGGCGACCCGGACCCGCCGCCGTGGATGAAGCTGAAACAGCGCCACCCCGGCAACCCGGACAACAAGTTCTACGCGCTGTTCACGCCGTGGTTCCTAATGGACGAGTACCAGTCGCCGCTGCGGCTGACGGAGCAGCAGTTCAAACTGTCGTTCGACCCGCTCGAGCAGCGGCTGTGGGAGGAGTTCTCCGAGTACCTGACGCTGGAGCACCTGCAGTGGCGGCGGGAGACGATCGCGGCGAAGTGCGGCGGGAGCGTCAAGCGGTTCCAGCAGGAGTACCCGGCGACGGACGAGGAGGCATTCGCCCACACGGGCATGCTGGCCTTCGACCGGGACGGCGTCGCCCGGCAGGAGCGCAAGCACAGTTGCTACTGCTCGGTGTGCCGGCCATCGACGGGCGAGCCGAGCCCGCCGGACAACGACTGCCCGCCGCACCAGTTCTACGAGCTCTACGACGGCTCCATCTCCGACGACAGCCGCCGCCGGGTCTGGCGGCAGATGACGCCGCAGTTGGTGGAGATGTCGCCCGGGGAGGGCCGACTGTCGGTGTGGCGGCAGCCGATCCGCGGCCGCCGGTACGTCGTCTGGGCGGACGTGTCGAAGGGCGCCATCGGGTCGGACTTCGACCACGCGGTGGTGATGGACGTCGGCAACTTCGAGCAGGTCGCTGAGTGGCGCGGGCAGTTGCGGCAGGACGAGTACGCGACGGTGCTCATCCTGCTGTCGATGTTCTACAACGACGCCCTGCTGGCCGCCGAGGTGACCGGCGTGGGCGCCGGCCTGGCGGTGATGCTGGAGCAGTCGCACTACCCGTACTTGTACAAGCGCAGCACGCAGGCGAGTGGGTACGGGCGCGGGCCCCAGAGCCTGGTGACGGGCTGGAGCACCGACGCGGCGACGAAGCCGGCCATGGTCACGAACATGGACAGCGGCATCAAGCACGACGAGCTCAAGATCCGCTCGCGCATCGGCATCACCGAGATGGGCGCCTACCGGATGATGGTGCTGCACAGCCCGGACGGCGCGGAGTCCAACCGCGCGCGCTGGGGAGCGCCGAAGGGCAAGCACGACGACGCCTGCATGGCGCTGATGGGCGCGTTCCTGCTAGCGAAGTACCAGCCCGGCGCCGGCCGCAAGGGCCTCGTCCCGACGGTGCGGGACATGGGTCGTCCGCACGACGAGTGGACGGAGGCTGACTGGAAGAAGTACGAGCGGCAGCTCAGGCGCGAGGCGCGCGCACGTTCGGGGGTGCGGCGCCAGTAGCGGTCGGGTAGCCGACGTAGGAGTAGCGGCCCTTCGACGGGTTGGCGAGCGGGCCGCCCTCGGCCTTCAGGCGGTAGCAGGCCTGGCGCACGGCGCTGACGGACAGGCCGGTCTTGCTGGCGATCTTCTTCGCCGACGCCGGCTCGCCGTAGAGCTCGAGCCAGGTGACGACCTGCTTCTCGGACGGCTTCTCGGGGCGCACGAGTTCGGTCAGCTTGCCGTCGACCATGATGTGCTTGACGGCGCCGGGGTTGCGGCTGCCGCCCTGGTAGTCGGACCGGCTGTCGTCGATGACGGTGCCGACGGAGTCGGTCATCCGGTCGCGCTCCTCCTTGCCGTAGTACATCTTGCCCTTCAGCCCGGGCGAGTTCGTGCGTCCGAACGTGCCCTTCGGGGTGATGTCGTGCGGCATGGAGCCGGGGCCGAACCACCGCTTCGCGCCCATCCGTCCGCAGCGCGGGCACTCGATGTCCTTGAACTGCCGAGCCCGGGACTGCTCGTACTGGTAGAGGTTCATGTACTTCTCGAGCGGGAAGGGGCGGCCGCAACCGCGCTCGTGGGCACACTGGAAGGTGTAGAGCGGCATGTCTCTCCTCAGGTCAGGTTGCCGGGCGTGTTGTTCGGCCCGGCCAGGGCACCGCCCGAGGGGTCCATCCCTCGGCCGTCGATCTCGTCAGGGGCCACCTCGCCGCCGCCACCGCCGAACCCGCTGCCGAGCAGGGAGTTCAACTGGGCCAACGGTCCGATGAGTTCGCGCTTGTCCTGGTTCCACACCTGCATGGCGCGGTCGAGGAAGTTGGCGATGACCTTCTCATCGGCGAGCCCCAGCTGCGCGAGGCCCTGCAGCGTCGGCAGCATCTGGTTGATGGTCTGCAGCAGGCCAATGAAGGCGTTCTGCTCGGCCGCGGGGTCGATGGGCTGCAGCGTGCCGGCGGCGACCTCGATGTCGTAGAAGCCCTTGATGTCTTCCGAGGAGAACTGCTCGAAGCCGTCCTCGCCGTTGGGGCCCTGGCCGGCGATGCGGATGAACCGCGGCTGGTCCCAGAACTGCCGCATCACCGAGATGTAGCGGCGCCCGACCGAGGCGACAAAGGCCTCCGTCTCAGTGCGGCGGATCCCCGCGCGCCCCGCGGACGCATCGGCGGCGATGGCGGCCTCGGTCGCCGTGGTGCCCTTCCGACCAACGCCACCGCGCTGGTAGGTGGTGACGCCGCTGATCTCGTACATCATCTGCTGGAGCATGCGCTGCACGAACGGGGTGTCGGAACTCGGCGGGGCCTCGGGCAGCAGGGCGACCGCGGCGCGCGCATCGACGAGCCCGGGGATCGCCGCGTACGCCATGTCCTCGTCGGAGGAGAACAGCTGGTCGACAGCGCCCTCCTCATCGAGGTCGGCGGAGATGATGTACTTGCGCCGGGAGTTCAGCCGCTGGTGGCGCATGCTGTAGGCGAGGGAGTCGTTCAGCCGCTCGGCGATGGGCTCGATGGCGGCGAGGTCCGCGACCTGCGTGCTGTAGAACTCGCCGGGCACGTCGACGAACTTCAGCGTGTCGTAGGGATAGCCCTTCATCTCGAGCGGGTCGACGACGTGCCGCAGCACCTTGTGCTGGACGGTGTCGGTGGAGGCGTTCGTCAGGTAGAGCAGCCGGCGCTCCATGCCGCGCTTCGTCTTTTCCCAGTAGCGGATCTCGTAAACGAGGATGTGCTTCTGACGGCTGTCGTCGCCGCTGCGGTATCGCTCCATCTGCGTCTCGACGTGCAGGCGGGACTTGAGCTCGTAGTTGGCCTCGATGCTGCTGTCCACGCGGTAGAGCGGGTCACGCTTGATGTCGTCGAGCGGGTAGGGGATCTCTTCGCAGATCCACGGCATCTGGTTGATTTCGGTGTAGCCCTGGGGCACGAGGAACCGCTCGATGGGCACGCGAAGCAGCCGCGGGTTGTCCTGCGGGTCGCCGGCGTCCAGCAGCACACCATCGCCGACTGCCTTCTGCAGTTCGCGCTGCTGCTCGGGGGTGAGGCGGTCGGGGTCCTCGTCGATCTTCTCCGGGCCGTCGTCGAAGTCCTCGGGGGTCAGGGCTGCGCCGCCGGAGTCGTAGACCGTCTTGCCGATCCCGACACCGAACAGCAGCGTGTCGAGGACGATCTTCTTGACGGTCTTCGTCGTGTCGGACTCGCGCCAGGCGTAGTTGACGGCGTTCTGGGTCTTGCTGGCGGAGTCGCGGTCTTCGCCGCGCCGAGGCCGCACGCGGATGGCGGGGTGCGCGTTGATGACCGACGGCAGGATGGTGTTGGCCGTCGACAGGATGAAGTTGAAGTGGATGTTCTCGCCGACTACGTCCGGATTGACGTCGATGGCGTTCTCGGGGCGGATCGCGGAGTAGGACTGGAACACCCGCTGCCAGTACGGCAGGTGGTCGGTGTCCCGCCGCTTGCGCGCGTCGTCGATGCGCCGCAGCCACATCAGGATGTCGTCGTCGGAGATGGGAATCTTGCGGCTCATCAGGCAGTCCTTGTTGCAAATGTCAGTTGCTGCAGGTTGCTTATAAACGCCTCGTGACTGCAAGGCGTTGTTTCACAATGTCACGGCAGCACGACTTGGAGGATTCGATGCTGGACGACACCACCAACTCGGAAGGGACCGTCGACGACGGCAACCTGGACGAGAGTGGCGCGTCGGTGATCGAGCAGCCCGCCGAGCCCGCCCTGGCCGATGCGCAGCCCGAGGACCCGACTGCCAACCTGCAGACGCTGGACGACTGGATGGCCAGTGCCCCCGAGCACCTCCGCGAGGAGTTGGAGGGAGGCTTCCTGCGGGGCCGCGACTACACGCAGAAGACGCAGTCCGTCGCCGAGGAGCGGCGTCGGCTGGAGGCCGAGTACCAGGCCCGCCTTGCGGCGCTTCCGCAGCAGCAGGAGCCCCCGCAGGCCGAGCCGGCGAAGTCGTGGACGCCCGACGACATCAGGGCGAACCCGGTCGGGTACATGGATCACCGCGTCGAGGAGCGCGCGTCGGCCATCGTCGAGGAGCGGCTCGCCGCCCTGGGCCTGAACGACGTCAAGCCCGCCCTCGACAAGATCCGCTGGGAGGGCAGCATCCGCAGTGCCTTCCAGAACTACCTGAGCGCGGACCCGGCTCGCGCGGCCATCCGCGGGCTGGGCGACAGCATCGCCGAGGTCATCGGCAGTGACCCGTCCCTACGCGCTCTGGCCGACTCGAACCCCGACGCCGCCGTGGCTGCCGCTGGCAGCGTCGCGATGGCCCGCCGCGCCGAGCAGCAGGCCGCGTCGAAGCTGGCGCAGATGCGCAAGACGGCGGTCGCGAAGCGCGAGGCCGCGCCCCTGTCCACCCAGGCTGGGGCTCCGACCCCGCCGCGAAGCTCGCAGACCGACATCGAGGTGGCGAACGCCGCCCTCGCCGAGGCCTTCGGAACCAACTAGCCCGGTAGAGGGCTCAGGAGAACGACATGACCCAGTCGATCACCATCGACCCGCTCAACCGGGTCTACACGACCACCGCCGAGCACCGGAAGAAGGAGGTCGTGTTCGACATCGTGCAGGCGTCGCCGACGCTCATGCACATGTTCAACCAGGGCGCCTACAAGCTGGTCGGCGGCACCGAGGTGAAGTGCCCGGTCGTGCTGAAGGAGTCGAGCAACGTGCGCTCGATCTCGAAGTACGAGACGCACACCTCGGCTCCGCAGGACGCTCCGCAGGAGGCCCGGTACGTCGGCTGGTACAAGCTCTGGGGCGGCATGGTCTTGGACAAGACCGAGATGTCGGAGAACGCCAAGGCCGGCGGCGCCCAGGTCGTCTCGCTGGTCGAGACGCACGAGACGCAGATGTGCATCAGCGTCAAGAACGACATGTCCCGCCAGTTTTTCGCCGACAACTCGTCGGCCGCGAAGGACCTGAACGGGCTGGAGTCGCACCTCGACTTCGACACGACGGCGAACCAGACCCGCACGGTCGGCAACATCCCGAAGGCCGGCGCCGCGTCCAACGCGTACGCCAACTGGGTCAACCAGTTCGGGCAGATCACCGCGTTCGGCACCGACGGCCTCGAGGTGATGGAGGAGGTTTACATGGACGCCTCCGAGCTCGGCACGCACCCGGACATCGGCCCGTGCGACCCGGCCGTCTACCGCTTCTACAAGGAGACGGTGGCGCCCAACCAGCGCGAGCGGGACAAGAAGCTCTGGGACCAGGGCTTCCTGAACCTGATGTTCAACGGCATGGCTCTCGTCCCCGAGCACCAGCTGAAGAACACCGGCAAGCTGTTCATGCTGACCACGACCGGCCGCCGCAAGGTCGACGACTACAACCTGTCGGCGTCCGACTTCGAGGGCCCCGACGCCCTGCGCGGCCCGATGGGCAAGGCCACCGGCATCGGCTTCCAGCTGTACTTCCTGCGGGACGACTTCTTCCGCTTCACGGACTTCATGACGCCGCCCAACGCCGACGTCGCGATCCGTAACATGTACTGCTCGTGGGTCCTCGGCAACGCCTCGCAGCGCCGCCAGGGCTGCATCAACTTCAGCGGCACCGTCCAGTTCTGAGCAACTGGAGAAGGAGAACATCATGTCCCAGTTCGGCGGATACCCGGAGGTCGTGGACATCGGCGCGAAGGTCGGCCAGTCGGCCGGCGTCGCCCCGGGCGACCTCGTCCTCATCGACCTGACGAGCGACGACGGCTACACGACCGTCGACATCTCGGCACTCAACACCGGCGGCGAGTGGTTCGGCGACTACGGCGTGGTCCTCGGCCGCGGCACGGAGAAGATCGGCGAGGGTGAGGACGTCATCGTCCGCATCCAGGGCCCCGTCGACATCGCCGCCGTCAACGGCACCATCGCCATCGACGACTACCTGACGCCCAACTGGGCGGGCCCGGCCAACAACCTCGTCGTGAGCGCGGCACTGACGGTCCCCCCGACCACGGTGGCGCACCTGGTCCTCCTCGACCAGGTGATCGGCAAGGCCGAGGCCGCGAACGCCTCGGGCGACGGCACCATCAAGGTCATCCTGTTCGGCCGCCGCGGCCGCTGACCCCAACCTGAAGGGAGGGCGCCATGGCCTCGCTCGGCGTCGACATCCGCAAGTACCCGCAGTTGGGCCTGCGCCACCCGCTGGCGTCCATCCGCGAGCGCGTCTCGACCTTCATCGGGACCACCTCGACCAACACGGGGTTCATCGCTATCGCCATCGCCATGGAGAGCGATGTCGAGATCGTCGACATCTACGTCGTGTCCAGCGCGACGGTGGCGGCGAGCGGCACGAACTACTGGGCCATCGACTTCCAGGCGAAGGGGTCGGCCGGCACGGCGACCACGAGCCTGTTCTCGTCGGCCCAGGACACCCAGACCACCGGGTTCACCGCCAACGTGCCCCGGCAGTTCACGCCCGACCAGAACCAGCGCATCGCGCAGGGGACGGAGCTCGCGGTGAAGTTCACCAAGGCTGCCTCGGCCCCCAACCTCGACGACCTCGCGGTCGTGGTGCTCTACCGCGCCAACGCCTGAGCCCGCGCCCGCCCTGGAGGGCTGACCGATGAACCTTTCCGAAGGCCGGTCGGCCCTCCAGCGGCGCCGGTCGGACGGGTCCTACCGGACCTCCGACCTCAACGCGTTCCTGCTGCAGGCGGAGCTCGACATCTACAGCCGCACGACGTGGGCGTTCCTGCGTCGCACGCACTTCGCCCGCACGTTTGCGACGGCGACGACGGCGGACGTCTCTGCCAGCACCAACAGCGCAGACCTGACCTCGTCGACGGGCTTCTTCTTCCCGACGTCGACGGGGAAGCGCGTGGTCGTGGGCGGCTACCTGTACCGGGTGGTGCGGCAGACGGGCACGCAGGCGGTGCGTCTCGACCGCCCGTTCCAGGGAACGACGGCGACCGACCTGAGCCTCGTGACCCGCTTCGACGAGGTCTGCCTGCCCCGCGGCGCGTCGTCGCAGTTGCAGGCGGTGATGGTGCAGTCGAGCCCGTCGGTGACGCACCTGCAGCCGATGAGTGCGCTCGAGATGAGCCGCATGAACCCGGACAGCAGCGGGATGCCGTCGCACTTCAGCGTGGACCGGATCGCGCCGTTGGCGCCGCCGAGCGTGCCGTTCCCGACGATGTCGGACAGCACGGGCGGTTCGGGCCCGGGGGCTGCGACGTACCAGTACTGGTACTCGTACTACGACAAGCAGACGGGGCAGGAGTCCCAGTTGTCGTCGTCACTGTCGGTGGCGATCGGCAACAGCAACATGTGGCAGGCGACGTTCAACAAGAACTTCGCGGCGGGCGACCACGTCCCCGGCGGCTACCTGGTGCGGGTGTACCGGAGCAAGGCGAACGGCAGCACGCCGTACCTGTGCAAGGAGGAGGACCCGACGGTGGTCTTCCCGACGTCGTACACGTTCCAGGACGACGTGCCGGACCAGCTGCTGGGCGACCCGCCGGCCGACGGCGCCGGCAACATCGTGGTGCGGCTGTGGCCCTACCCGGACACGACCTACCAGTTGCAGTTCGTGTACACGATGGAGCCCCGCGGGATGCGGGAGGACAACGACACGCCGCTGATGGACGCCCGGTGGCACCACGTCGTGCTGGACGGCGCCGAGGCGTTGATGCTCGAGGCTGCCGATGAGCAGGGCCGTGCGAACCAGGCGCGTGCTCGGTTCGAGGCTGGCATCGCCCGGATGCTGCGTGCGCAGAAGCCGAACCGGCAGCGGGTCGGGGTGATGGGTGGCCGCGGCGCCCGTCTGGTGCGCGACCCGAAGGTGGCTGCCGACTGGATGTGGACACCCGGCTGATGGCTAAGAATGCCCAGGGTGCGGGGTCTGTCTGGTTCCCGGCGAACACGGCGGGGATGGACGATCGGATCTGGCAGGGCGAGGGCACCTCGTCCGACACCGACGGCGTGCTTTTCACGCGCCGCGGCGAGGTCATCAAGCAGCCAGGCGCCGCGGCGTTGGTGGACTGGACGGACCCGAGCGGGCCGTTCACCGGCGGTCGGCCGTGGTCACTCGGGACCTACGCCCGGGACGGCGTGACCGAGCTCGTGATGAGCCGCGGCGGCAAGGTGTCCGTGCTGCGCGGCAACGCGGTGTACGACATCGCCTCTGGTCGGCAGACAGCTGCCCAGCCCATCGAGGCGGACCGCTTCCACCAGGTCAACGAGATCCTGCTCATCTGCAACGGGCGCGACCCGAACCTGAAGTGGGACGGCCGGAAGACGACTCCCATCGGGATCGCGGCTGCCCCGACGGCTCCGCAGGTGTACCGGCTGCAGGACCAGTCGTCGACGCAGGGCGACGGCATGTTCAGTGGCGGGTCGATCAAGAAGACGGCCACCGACTTCGACTACCAGTTCGGCTACACCTGGGTGAACGAGCGCGGGCAGGAGTCGGAGATGAGCCCGTTGAGCGAGGTCGTCTCCGACGAAGACCTGACTGCCGGCGACCTGTACGGGTTCCTGGTGGTGTGCGACGGAGAGCCTCCGTCGGACGACATCGTGGCCAAGAACGTGTACCGCACGGTGGACGGGGGCGCGTCGTTGCAGTTCCTGCGCCGTGTGCCGGGCACGCTGTCGACGCACTACTGGTCGGGGGAGGAGCCTGGCGAAGAGGGCAACCTCATCTTCGGGGCAGACGGAACTCAGTCGGCGCCGTCGATCGCGGAGTGGTGCTTCGGGTTCCGCGGGCGCGTCTACTACAAGCCGGCCGGCGACGTGTCGCTGGTGGAGTACAGCGAGCCGAACCAGCCCGAGCGGGTGCCGGTGCAGAACGTGCTCGAGGTGGGCGCGGGGGACGGAAGCCGGGTGACTGGCTGGGCGACCGGGCAGGACTACGCGGTGCTGTTCAAGGACCAGTCGGTTCACATGCTGACGCAGGACAAGGACGGCAACCCGCTGTTGCGGCCGGTGTCGGACAGTGCGGGGGCGGTGAACGACCTGGCGATCGCATCGTTTGAGGGTCGCGTCTACTTCCTCGGCGAGCAGGGGTTCTTCGTGTTCGACGGCGCGCGGGTGCGGCCGCTGTCGGACCAGATCAACGGCATGGTGGCGCTGCTGCCCCGGGCGCACCTCAACCGCTCCTTCGCGTGGGTGGACCGTGTGGAGCGCCGCGTGATGCTGGCGGTGGCTGCGGGTCCGGGCGTCGAGGTCAACGAGCTCTGGGCGATCCACATCGACTCGGGGGCGGTGACGCGGTCGACGGGGTGGGACCTGTCGTCGGCGGTGGAGTACGAGGGTGAGATCATTCTCGGCGCCACCTACGAGGCCAGCGGACAGGACGTCCACGACCTCGCACTGTACGGCGCATCGGACTCGGCCTTGGGGGCGAACAACAACGGGCTGTGGCGTCCGCGCTGGATGTTCCTGTCGGACCCGGACGCGGACAAGACGTTCACGCGGCTCGACCTGCACTACGTCCAGACGGGCGACATCACGGTGCAGGTGGTGTGGTACCTCGACTGGGACGAGCGGACGAGCGTCAACAGCGTCACGTTCAAGGCCCGGGACCCGGACTTCGCGTCGTCGCTGTGGAACCAGGGGGATTGGGGCGAGGGCGTCTGGGACGAGCGCCGCGTGCGTACGAAGCGCATCGACCTGAGCCGGCGGGAGACGCCTGGCGCGGAGGCCTCGCCGTCGCGGGTGACGGGAAAGGCACTGGGTCTGCAGATCGGCACGGTCGCGCAGAATGCGCCCTGGCGCCTCGTCGGGTTCCGGCTGTACTACGAGAGCCATGGGCAGCGCAACCAGGGGACGGACGTGGAGGCTGAGTCGTGACCGACGTGCTGCTTCGTCGTCTGGGCGCCGCGTTGGCGGACTCTCCGGCGCCGGTGTCCGACGGGGAGTTCGCCGCCGATCCGTTGCGCGCACTCAACTCGGTGCTCGCGCAGATGGGTGGCGCGCCGGTGCCGTCACTGGACGACGAGCCGGCGCTGCTGCGCGCCGTGGTGTTCCTCGAGGACTGGGCGGAGGACTGATGCACTACCGCCCGAAGTACCAGCCGCACGACGGCTACATCGCCGACGCGAACCTCGTGATGGAGGAGCTTCATCGCGCCGAGGACGTGCTGCGCAACCTCGACCAGAACAACATCGCCGAGGGCGTGGTTGCGACGTCCGATGCTGCGAAGCCGTCGACGGACATTGAGACGGTGACGGTGACGCACTCGTCCGGCTCGCTGCTGTTCGAGGAGTTGGCGAACGCCTGGACGATGCCGAGTGCCGTGGACGACAAGCGGTGGCGGACGTTGGTCGACGGGGTGTCCGGCGACGAGCTTGAGTTGACGTTCACGACGGTGCAGCCGCTGGACCTCGAGGTCGACCTGAACGGCACCTACGCCAGTGTGGCCTCGTCGGCGACGGTGGAGTTCCGGCTGCTGGTGGACGGGGAGCCGAGTGCGACCCGCTGCAACAAGGCCATTGTCCGCAGCGCGGGCACGGCGAAGCTCGTGTTCCACGTCACGGCGTCGTTCTTCCTGCTGCCGGGGAACCACACGGTGCGGGCGCAGGTGCGGGAGTGGTCGAACCAAGGCGGCACGGTTGAGTCCGCGTCGATGTTGGGGCGGGGGTTCGCGGCATGAGCCTGACCGACCGGATCCTGCCGGGCGACGCGCGCGACGCCACGCCCCTGCAGAACAACTTCAACGGGCTGGACACGCTGACGACGGCGATCGACAAGCGCCGTGTCCGCAGCGGCTCGTTCGATGCCTACCACCTGGCGTCGACGGCGGGTGCCTATTGGAAGCAGTTGGACTCGGCGTTGGCAGCGGGACCGACGGCGGCGCCGGCGGCGGGCACCAACCTCGTGAGCATCTCCAACCTGCCGTGCGAGGTGGGGGAGGCGGTCTTCGTGCGCGCGCATCTGCAGGTCGACGCGACGGGCGCCGGCCACGAGACGACGCTCGGGATCGCGGTGGACGCTGGCGGCCGCAACGGCGTGCGGACGGTGCAGTTCGACAGCGGCGAGTCTGACCACATCACCCTCATCTGGGCGTTCGTCGCGACGTCGACCACGCACACGCTGCATCTGCAGGCGGGTACCCACACCAACGACTCGCTGACGAACATGCGGATCGAGGCCATGGCGGTGCGGCGATGAGTGCCTACACCCCACCGACGTTCGCCGGCACCTGCGACCCGCAGGACTTCCGCGACGGGCTGACGGACCTGGCGACTGCGGTGAACGGCGCGGTCGACGGGACGAACCTGACGGCGACCGACGAGTTCGTGTCCCGCAACTTCCGCCGCGGCGCGAACGTGGAGACGTGGCGCGAGGGCAGCGACCAGTTGTCGACGTTCTTCAACGCCGTCTTCAACACTGCTGCTGCGCCTCCGTTGGGGTCCTACCAGAACCAGTACTGGGTCGACGGGTGCGGGGTGCGCTTCTACCTGCACGAGGACGCCCTGCAGCTGACGGTGCGCTCGAGCGTGGCGTTGACGTTCCCCAAGAGCCTGTGGGTGACCGGGGCGGTGACGGTGTCCTGGGACGTGCGTGCGCGGATCTACGTCGACGGCATCGCGGTGGGCACCGAGGCGAAGCGGGTGATGACGCAGAGCACGGGCGAGAAGCTGTCGATCTCGTTCGACCTGAGCATCGAGTTGACCTCGGGCGTCTTCACCTCGTCGGGGTGGCACGAGGCCGCGGTGCTGCTGGACTTCAGTAATTCGACGACGTCGCTGGCCACCTCGGAGAGTGCGCAGTTCAACTGCGGCGGCCGCGGAACTCTGGTCCGCGCGGTGTACGGTTGATTGCTCCTGTCAAGTCCGCGGAGTAGGTTTAGTTCATGAGCGTCCTGCAGTCCCGACTTCAGCAGTTGTTCGCCGGCGACGAGGGCGAGTTCGATCGCCGCTTCGGCCAGGTGTTTGACGAGCAGCAGCGCGCCCTGCAGATGCTGGGGCAGTTGCGGCTGTCGCGGGAGGCGGAGGCGATGCCGATGGACGCCGGCTCCGGCGCGCGCGGGGTCGACTTCGGTGCTCTGGGCCAGTCGCAGGGCCGTCGCTCTGGGGCGGCTGGGCAGTTGGTATCCGACGTGGATACCGCTGTGGGCCAGCGCCGCGACCAGGAACTCGCCCAGTTCATCCAGGCGCGCGATGCAGAGCGGGCTCGGGTGGCTGATCAGATCCGCCGCGCCGCTGCGGGCATCACCGAACTCGGGGTGTCGCAGGGCATGAACCTGGCGAACGTCGGGGTGCAGGCGAAGCGGGACAAGGACCGCGCTGCGCGGGACGATGAGACGATCGCCATGCTGCGCAGTCTCCTAGGAGGTGGGTGATGTCCAACGGCGACGGCTTCGGCTTTTCCGACCCGGCGTCTCGGACGCGGCAGGTGTCGACTCGTGATCGACTGCTCGACCCGGACCTCGTGTCGGACGACGACTTCGTCCGCATCATGGGGCGCGACGACTCGCAGTTGCTGCGGCAGCAGATCAGCGCCCAGGACATCTTCGACCGCCGCGTGCTTCCGGGCATGCGGGCGGACCTGCGCGGGGACCTGCGCGCCCAGACTGGCGCGGCGCAGCGAGCGCAGCGGCTCGAGGCGCAGCGCGCCGGGGACACCGCCCGTCAGGCTGGCCGCTCGGGCACGCGGTTTGAGGAGGCCCTCGACCTCGGCCGGCAGGCGGGACTGCGGTCCGCGCTCGCTCGTGCGCAGCGCGACCGTCGCGCTCAGTTCGCGGAGGACGTGATGGGCGAGCCGGGCAACCGGCTCATCCGCCGGACCCAGCAGGCGGCGAACGCCGCGGAGGACCGCCTGGAGGAGATCGGCCGGACTGTTGCTGCGGGCGTCGACACGCTGATGCAGATGGGCATTGGCCTCGGCGGCATGACCGAGGGTGGCGGCGGTGGCGGTGGCGGCGGTGGCGGTGGATTCCTGAGCCGCCTTGTGGACGTCGCGTCGGCTCCGCGGCGCGACCGGATGGACGCCTCGTTTGACCCCGGGCAGGTCGACCGGAAGTTGCAGGACGTTCCGGCGATGCAGTCGCTGCAGTCGCTGCAGACGTCGGTACCCTCGACGGAGGCTAGCGAGGACCGCTTCGTCCGGCTGCTGCTGGCCGCCCTGAACTCGGAGCCGTAGCCATGGCCCTCCCGACGGACAATCTGAGCGACGTCGCAGGCGCGAACGTGCTGACGGGCATCCTCCAGGGTGCGCTGCAGGGCGTTCAGGTCGGCGACCAGTTGATCTCCAACGCCCAGCGTCGGAACCTCGCCGAGCGCCGCACGCGCCTCGCGGAGGAGGCCGGCGCCCGGCAGCGGGAGATGCACGATCAGCGGATGGCTGCTGCGGCAGGCGCCCTGACCTCTGCCCTGTTCGGCGACGAGTCGGTCGACGAGGGGCTCGGCGGTGCGGGTGCGGCCCGTGGCTCGCGCGGGACTCGTGGTGCAGCACCAGCTGCTGCGCCCGGGCGTGACGACCTGCGTTCGGCTGCGGCCGCGGTCGACGCCATTGGTCGGGCGGAGCAGGCGATCCAGGCGGCCGACGCCGCCCGTGCTGCCGAGCAGGGCCGTGGGCCTGTGGCTGCACTGACCTCGGCATTGGGTGGCGCGACGCGCCGTGCTGCCGAACTCGGCGGTGTGGACATGGCCGCGCGCGAGGCCCTCGGCTCGATGCTGGTGCCCGACCCGGACATCATGGAGGGCGCGCCTGCCTACGGTCGTGGCGGTGCCGGCCGCAGCCGGGAGCACGCCGCGCTGCTGCAGGCCGCGGAGGGCGGGCGTCTCGACCTCGGCACCGACGACGGTGTCGGGCAGGCGTTCGGGACCTTCGAGAAGCCGCAGGGGGCACTGGTCCCGGGTCGCGCGCCGACCAGCCCGGACTCGTTCGGCGGGATGCTGAACCCGGCCGCCGCGGCCCTGGGGCTGGACCCGTCGACGGTCGTCGACCCGGGCGCCCTCGCGACGGCGGTGGAGGCCTACCGCCGCGGCAACCCAGCGGCCCTGCGTGCCATCTCCCGCCGCATTGGCCGAGACGACCTGACCGCCGACGCCCTCGATGGCCTGGCTGCCGACGTGAACCTGTTCAACTTCCGGGCCCGCGAGCACCTGCGTGGGCTGGCGGCTGCCGAGCAGCGGAGCGTGGAGGACGCCCAGGACTTCACCGACACGTTCATCCAGTTCCTGCCGCGGGTCGGGCTGACGGACGAGGAGGCCTCGGAGTTCGCGCCGGAGTTGGCGAAGCTGTACACGGCCGACCCGAAGAACGCCGGCAAGATGCTGGACGCGCTGTCGACGCTGGCGTCGAAGGGCATCGACCTCGAGGTGGCGAAGGTCGGGAAGAAGCCGACGGTCCGGTACACCTACCAGAAGGGCGACGAGTTGGACCGCCAGATGCGGACCATCAACAGCCGCCTGTCGGACGTGAACGACTCGCTGGACGCACTGCGTCGGAACCCGCCGAAGCGGCCGAAGTATCGGGAGGGGTATCAGGACCAGATCGACTCGCTGGAGGCCGAGAAGTCGCTGTACCAGACCCAGCTCGACACGCTTGTGACGACGGGCAAGTACATTCCACTCGACGTCGTGCGCCGGGAGTCCGGCACCCCTGCGCCGGGCAGGGCGTTCAGCCTGACGTCCGAAGTGAACCGGATCCAGGCGGAGTTCTCGTCTCGGGAAGAGCAGGCGGGCGAGGTGCGTCGGATGTTCAACGCTGGTGAGATCAGCAAGAAGCAGGCCGACGAACTCGTTGTCGCGTTCAAGCGGCGTGGTGCGGACAACACGGCACAGGTTCGGAACTGATGGCGGATGGGCAGGCCACTGGAGTCGACCCGTTCGACGAACTCGCCGAGACGTTGGCAGCGCCAACTGCGACGTCTGCGGTCGATGCCGTCGATCCGTTCGATGTCCTGTCCAGTGAGTTGTCCACAGCAGCCCCTGCCGACGACCGGCCAGATGAAGCAGTGCCTGCTGGCGCGGATCCGTTCGACGACCTGCTTTGGGGTGCGCTCGAGCCAGACCTGATGCCTTTCCAGCGGGAGCTCCGCTCGCTGGGCCAAGATGCGTTCCGCGGCGTGCCTCCCGAGAAGCTCCCGCGGGTCATCGAGATGTGGGACGAGTACGCGGCCTTGGCGTCGACGCCTGGCCGCACCCCCGAGGAGATGGCCGAGGACAACGAGCGGCTGGTCGAGCTCATGGAGTTCGCCGGGCTGCACGACGAGGTGCGGAAGGCGAGCAAGGAGTCCGGGTACATCATGACCGGCGTCTCGGCGCTCGGGGAGGCGTTCGACAAGCTCGTCGACCGCCCGACGCGCGCGTGGATGCGGACGCTGTGGGACACGCGGCGGACGGCGCTGGAGAACGACGAGCCGATGGGGCTGGGCGCCGCCGACCGTGAGCGCCTGAGCGGGATGTTGCTGCAGAACTACGAGGACAAGGCCCCCGGCGGCCAGGTGCTGCGCGACATGGTCGCCTACGTCCAGTCGTTTGGCACCACGGCCGAGGCCCTCAAGGACATGCGCCAGAAGCGCGCCGCGGCCCTGATGATGGGCGGCGCGTTCGACAAGCTGCGCGGCGTCGTTGGCGCCGGCCTGGCGTCGACCTCCGACCCGATGGGGCTGTCGGACGTGGTGCTCGGAACCGGCGGCGAGTCTGACGAGCGGACGCTGGCCCTGCGGGACGCGGTGAAGAACGCCGAGTCGTTGGCGGACCTGTTCGTCGGGGAGTCGGCGCGCGCGGCCACAGACGTCGGGTACGGAGCCGTGGGGGCGCAGCAGGCCCTGGCGAACCTGCTGCTGCACGGGTCGACGACCGAGGCGAAGGAGGCGTGGCGGGACGCGATGCGGGCGTCCGAGGAGGCGAAGGACGCCGGGGCCGTCGGCGGTCTGCAGGCTCTCGACTTTGCCGGCGAGGCGGCGATCAGCCCCTTCAACCTGCTGAACCCGACGAAGACCGTCGCGGCCGGCGTGAAGTTGACGAAGCAGGGCGACGACATCGTCCGGTCGCAGATCGCGAAGGCGGGCGAGGGTCTGTCGGGCCGGGCGCAGATCGACGCCGAGCGGGCCGCGACGACGGCGTTCGTCCAGTCTGTCGATGCGGCGTGGAAGGGCGAGTACCGGAACCTGCTGCGCGCGCCAGAGCACCTCGAGTTGCATCAGCATCTGCGGGGCGCGCTGCACGACGACGTGGCCGACGAGGTGTGGGAGCAGGCACTACGGACGGACGCTGCGCGCGGCGTGGTGACGACGGACCTTCTGGTGCGACCGGAGGCCCTGGCCCTGGGGCCGGACGGCCGCATGGTGCTGACGCCCGACGCCAAGGTGGACTTGTACGCGGACCTCGCCGACGAGGTGCTTGACGGGCCGGCGATGCGGGGCGCCCGCAAGGAGTACGCCCGACTGGTCAAGGAGGGCGACGAGGCTGCGGTCGACACGTTCCTGACCGAGCAGGCAAACCTCGGCGTGCGGCTGATGAACGAGGCTGCGCGCCTCCCTGAGGCGGGCCGGGCGGCGGCGCGTGAGGCCGTGAAGCGCCAGCTGCGGCGCGGCGAACAGGCCCGCCCGACCGGCGTCGCCGACCGACAGGCCCGCTGGGTGACCCGGCAGGCGACCGACGCCGACGCGCAGATCATCTCCGACCTCGACGCGGCCGGGTTCGCGGCCCAGGTGCTGCTCGCCCAGCGGCTGCCGGACGAGGTGCTCGGGCCGTGGGACTTCGTCCGCACCCAGGTCAACACGCTGGGTCGGCCGGACAGCACCCCGACGCTGCAGCGCGGCGGTCGGGCGGCGAACCGGCACCCGGCGTCCTTCGCGGCGGCCGAGCGCCTGCGGAAGCGGGACGCGACCCGGAAGGCCATGCAGGGCGTGGTCCGGGCGCGCGTGCTGGAGACGCTGCAGCGAACGACCCGCAGTGCGTCGGAGCGGCGGGCGGCGATGGACGTGCTCGAGCACGGGTTTCTCGACCTTGCGACCGAGCAGGAGTTGGCCGCCGTGTCGGGCCTGCGGGAGATCGAGGAGGCTCTTGCCGGTGGTCAGTTGCCGACGGGCGGCCCGGAGGCCCAGCGACTGGCAGCCGCCCGTCAGGCACTGGCTGACGCCCAGGGCGAGGTGGAGGGCGCCAACGAGGCCCTGCGCGCCTTCGACGAGTCTGTCGCCTCGATGTCGGCCGCCGGTCGGCCCCGGGGCGATGTCGTCAAGGAGGCACGCGCGAAGGTTCGGGCTCTGCGCCAGTCGAGCCAGCAGGTCGTCGAGCGGGAGTTGATCGCCCAGGGCGAGGCGCGCGCCATCGCGGAGTCTGCTGCCGAGACGGCTCAGATCGCCGAGGCCAACGCCCTGCTCAAGCGGGTGGAGGAGGCGCAGGCCGAGGGCAACCCAAGCATCAAGGTGGGCGAGTCGTGGCTGTCTCGGTCGGATGCGCGGAAGGCTGCCTACGCGGCCCGCAACGAGGCCCAGGGCATCATCGACGCGCGAGTTGCCGAGTACCGCCGCGGCGCCCGGGAGTTGGCGAAGCAGGCTGGGCTGCGGGCGGAGGAGGCGGTGGTGTCGGGCAGACGATCCGCCGACGAACTGGCCGGCGCCGACGCCGACCTCGCCGCCCTGAGCGACGAACTCGGCGGCGACCTCCGCAAGCACCGGGACGTGCAGGCGGCCCTCAGGGAGGCCCGCGACTCGTTCGGCGCCAACCAGAAGGCGGTCGAAGTGGAACTGCAGGGCGCCCGCGAGGCGTACCGTCGCGCGGAGTCGGCGAGGGCCCTTGAGGGGCTGAGTCGCACCGAGCGGCTCCGGGTCGAGCGGATCCTCAAGAACCCCGACCTGCACAGCGAGTCGGCCATGCGGCGCGCCCTGCGCGACTTCGACGAGGAGGCCCAGGGCCGGGTCCTGGAGGCGGCGCGGTTCCTCAAGGCGTTCTTCGATGACTACTACAAGCAGTTGCGGCGCGACGGCTACCTGACCGAGCACGACAAGGAGGCGTTCTTGACCCGGGTCGCGATCGGCGACTACGTCCCGGCACTGGTGCGCGAGTCGGAGACGGCGGCACTCAAGGCGATGTTCGGCGGGCAGATGCCGAAGTTCCGCGACCCGGTCAAGTTCCGGGCGCACGCGGGGACGATCAAGCTGCGGAACGAGTCGAAGCGCCGTGCGGTCGCTCGCCGCCTGGTCCTGCACCGGGCGCAGGTCGGCGAGTACGGAGACGCCTTTGTCGGGCGCAAGGACGCCCAACTCACCCAGGCGCTGCAGGATGCCGGCATTGATGTCGCCGACGAGGCGGGTCGAATCGCGAAGGAGGAGCTCGCCGACTGGGAGTGGCTGGAGACGGACCCGCTGCTCATCGCCGAGCGGTACGCCGCGAAGACGGACTCGACGCTGGCGACGAACCGCTATTTGTTGGACATGATCGACTTGTTCCCGCAGGGCCGGCGGTTCGGTCAGGAGATGGTGGCGGCTCGCAAGGTCCCCGGCGACAGGGCTCGCTCGGAGGCCGAGTTGGAGGTGGCGGCGCGGGCCGAGCGGGCTGGCTTCAAGAGGGTGTCGACCAGCAACTACTTCCAGGCGGTGCTGGGCAGCCGGAAGGCGCGCAAGTACCCGACGGAGTTGCTGGACTACGCGCGCGGGCTCATCGCAGACGGGCGCAGCACGCTCGAGGTAGCCGAGAAGCTCGCGGAGAAGGGTGTGAACCTGACCCGCGGCGAACTCGGCGCACTGAAGGCCCTGGAGAATCAGCCGCTGTTCCTCCCGGCTCCGGTGGTCGACTACATCAATTTCCGGTCGTCGTCGGCGCCGAAGTGGATGGCGGACATTGCCGACGTCGTCGGGGCAAGTTGGGGCGGGTTGCACTCGCTACTGAAGTCCTTCTCGACGATTGCCGCGATGGCCCACATTTCGGTCAACGTGATCGGCAACCTCTACAGCATCGGCCAGACGACGCTACGCGGGCTCGCCAACCCGGTGAACCACACGAAGGCGATGCTCATCTCGCTGGTGGAGCCGGGCTCTCCGCTGATGAAGCGGCAGGTCAAACTCGGCCGCTACGAGATGTCGATCGAGGAGTGGCAGGACTTCTTCAACGAGGTCGCCATCACCGAGGCCGGGGCGAGCACTGGATTCCTCGAGGAGCAGGTCGGCGCCGGGGCCGCCCGTGAGGGCGGGCTGAAGGACACGACGACCCGGGTCGCAACGGCGGCACTTGGTGGCGTTCTCGGGTTCAGTGCGGGCGGCCCTGCTGGCGGCATGCTGGGGGCCATGACGGGCGCGAGTGCGGGCGGTCTGCTCAATCGCCGACGGGCGGTGGGCCGCGCCGTGCCCGAGTGGGACGAGTTCCTGGCGCGCGTCAAGGAGGACCCGGTCACCGCCCTCAAGGGTCTGCAGCTGGGCACCCGCGGCGTCGGCACTGTGACGGGTGCCGTCATCGGGTCGGCCGTCGGAGCGCCGGCTCAAGGGGCGGCCCTCGGCGCGGCCATCGGCGGCGGGGCGACCCCCGGCTACATGAAGATGATGGCCGGCGTGAACCAGGCCGCGGAGTCGCAGGCGCGGGCCACGCTGGCTGTGGCGCTGCTCGAACAAGGAGTCCTGCTCGACGACGTCCCCATGCAGGTTGCTTGGGCTCTGCGCGACTACTCCAACCTGAACGAGTTGGAACGCAACGTGCTGCGTCCGCTCTCGTTCTTCTACACCTGGTCCGCCGGCAACCTCCGGTTCCAGGCGAAGTGGGCACTGGAGAACCCGCGCGAGGCCCGCATGGTCGCCGCCATGTTCAACGGGCTCTACAACATGCAGTTCTCCGAGGACGAATTGCGCCAGATCCCCGAGAACTACCGGCACAACCTGCTCCTGCGCGTCGCCGGGACCCGGGTCATGCGGATGCGCGGCAACCCGTGGGACGACCTTGTCGAACTCTTCCGGACGGACGGCATGGTGCCGGTCGGTGCACTGACCCGGATGCACCCCGCCATCCTCAGTGGCGTCGAAGCGTGGACGGGGCACAGTTTCTATTTCGACCGCCCGATCGAGGACATGACCAACGGCGCCTACTACAAGAACGCCCCGCCGGCGCTGAAGAAGTGGCTGGGCGTCTACTCGATGCCCGCCGAGGTCTTCGACGAGGAGGGACCGACTGGCGAGCAGGGCGTGAAGTGGAAGATCGACCGACCCGACCGCGCTTGGTTGCTGTCGAAGCTGCCTGGCACGCGACTGCTCGCCATCCTGCAGCAGGCGGTCGCTGAGTCCTACGCGCCGGCGTACGTCGAGACGGGCGAGGCGGGTCCGCCGGTGTCTGGTGCGGAGCGGCTCGCGACCATCGTGGGTGGGCAGCGGATCTCCGACGTTGGCCTCGGTACGGCTGATGCGGCGCGGCGTGTCGAGCGGAAGTTCGAGGAGTTGCTGCTCGAGGAGTTGGCCCGGAAGAACCCGGACATCGTGCGGCAGTTCCGGCAGTTGCGCCCCGAGGCGTTCGACGAGCCCGACGACCCCGAGAACTACATCGAGATCCTGCGGTCTGTGCTGGGCGAGTAGCCCTTGCAAATGACAGTTCGCCCGGGTTCTCTGGGTGTGCGACGCCCCGGACAGCGTCGGTAACCACGAGGTCCACACATGGCTCAGTTCCGCCACACCTTCATCCAGCCCGAGCTCGCTGCTGCCATCGAGGCAGGCAACGCCACCGAGTCCGCCGTGCAGACGGTGCGGGTTCTGGGCGACACGAGCGGCGACGGCATCCAGCGTGGCGCGCTTCTCGGGGCCACGATCAAGTGCGACACCGCGGACACCATCACGATCCGCTTCTACAACGACAGCAGCAAGACCATCATGCTGGGCGAGATCGATGCGGTCATCGCCGCGGTCAACACCTGGAAGGGTGCGCAGTTCGCGCAGCCGATTCCCTTCTGGGCTGGCTTGTTCTGGACCGCCGAGGCGGCTGGCGGAACGGGTCGTGACGTGCAGGTGTACCCGATGCTTCAGGCCATCGCGGGCACGGCGGGGTAGCCGATGTCGGCGACCATCATCAGCCCGGTCCCGCCGACGCCAGCCAACAGCGCGACCATCATCAGCCCGGTGCAGCCCAACCAGGACGGCGACTCCGACGCCTTCCTGACAGCTGTGCTGGCCATCTCCGGCCTGCTGTACATCTACCAGCCGCCGGATTCGGTGGGTTCGCTGTCGTCGGGCAACGACTCGATGGTGGACCGCCAGGAGACGGGGACGACGGGCACTGTCGGCACGTCGGCGGCTGATGCGTCGATCGTCAACTCGGGGTTCTCGACGGACTCGCTGTCGCGCGCACTCGTCCGCGACGCTGGCGCAGCTGCGAACGGCACGAACCCGGCACCGGCCTTCGGTGTTTCGGTGGGGCTCTCGGGGCCGACCGAGGGGACGTGGGTGCTGGTGCTTCAGGGCGACGTGGACTTCGCCGGCACCCGGAACGTGCTGACTTTCGACAACTCGGCGCCGTCGACAGACTTGAACCGCCGGGTGCTGCTGTCGACGTCGGGGGCGAACATCACGGCCCAGTACCGCGGCTCAACGCCGAACTCAACGATGACGACGGCGGACTTCAAGGCGTCTGGGGCGGTGTTGATCATCACGCGCGATGCGACCAGCAGCGAGCTCGGCTGCTGCCTGGTGGCGGCTGGCGGCACGGTTTCGGTGACGACGGCGACTGTCGGCACGCTGAACTGGGACGGCGGCGTCATCATGGTCGGCAACGCGGGCATCACGCCGGCGTCGTTCGCGGAGTTCGGCGTGGCTGCGGCCGTCGTGTACGACAACGTCCTGAGCACCGCCGACCTGCAGACCATCGTCGACGCCGTCGCGTAGGAGTGCAGATGTCCTTCTCCCAGACCAGCATGGACCGCCTGAGCACCTGCCACCCGGACCTGCGGGTGCTGTTCATCGAGGTCGACGCGATGGGGTTCGAGTGCTCGATCCTGTGCGGCGAGCGCGGCGAGGAGGCGCAGGACAACGCCGTGGCGAGGGGGGCGAGCCAGACCCCGTGGCCGAAGTCGAAGCACAACAACCCCGAGGTCAACGGGGTGAAGCGCCACCCTGAGGGCGTGCCGGCTGTGGACGCGGCGCCGTGGTACAGGGACACGAAGATCCCGTGGAACATCGACGCGCGGACGGCGGAGGGTCGAGAGAACCTGCGTCGGTGGTACTTGTTCTGCGGCTTCGTCCGGGCGACGGCCGAGTGCCTGTACCGCGAGGGCAAGATGCAGCACCGGGTGCGTGGTGGCCACGACTGGGACGGGGACATGACGTTCAGTGACCAGCGGTTCCACGACCTGCCGCACTGGGAACTCATCGGGGTGAAGTGATGGCGCGCGAGGCCACCGAAGAGGAGAAGCAGACCGCCCAGCAGCGCCGCATCGCCAACGCCCTCGAGTCGATCGACAACCGAGACAAGGTGACGGTCGATGCAACCGGCGGCGCGCTGGCCACGGTCATCAGCCCGCTGACGGGGTTCGGCGAGGTCCGCGTTGCAGTGCAGTCGCCGATCGCGCAGATCGACGCGGTCTACGGTCTGCTGGACAACGTCGAGACTCGCACTTCCACTGGCGGCTCCGTCGGCGTGACCGATGGGAACTTCGTCTGCCAGACGGGGACCAGCGTCGGGGGCTACGGCCTGATCCGCACCCGCCGCGCCGTTCGCTACCGCCCGGGACAGGGGTCGCTGTTTCGGTTCACGGCGCTGTTCGACGACAAGAACGCGACGGCCCTGTCGCTGCAGGCAGCTGGCCCGTTCAACAGCGTCAGCGGCTTCTTCGTCGGCTACAACGGCGCCGACTTCGGGGTGATGCACCGCACCGGCGGCTACCACGAGACGCGGACGCTGACCATCAGCGTGGCCGCGAGTGGCAGCGAGACGTTGAGCCTCCAGTTGAACGGGGTGACCTACGCCATCCCGGTCACGTCTGGCACCGTGGCGCACAACACCTACGAGGTGGCCGAGTGGCTGTCGAACCCGGCCAACCAGACCGTGTGGGACGCCTGGCAGAACAACGGCACTGTGGTGCTGTTCGCTCGAAACGTCGGTCCTCTCAGCGGCGCGTACTCAGTGGCCAACGGCGGTGGCGGCGAGACGATCGCCGGCAGCATCGCCCAGGACAAGGCCGGCGTGGCGAACACGGAGACGTGGTCCTACCCCGACGCGACCTGGGTCGACAAGCTCGACGGAACGGGCCCCAGTGGCATGACGCTCGAGCCCGGCAAGGGCAACGTGTTCGAAGTCGACGTCACCTACCTCGGGTACGGCGACGTGGTGTTCCGCGTGGAGAACCCGGCGACGGGTCGGTTCACCACCTTCTACCGCTTCCAGTTTTCCAACTCGCGGACGACCCCGACGATGACCAACCCGACGATGAAGGTCGGTTGGATCTCCGCATCGCGGGGGTCGAGTGCGAACTTGACCGTTCGTGGCGCATCGGCCCTCGGTGGCGTGGACGGCGTGCTGCATTCGTTTCGGCGTCCGCGCAGTTTCTCGAGCCAGCGCGTTGGTGTCGGTGGAACGCTGACCAGCATCTTTGCCATTCGGGTGCGCAGTGTGTTCCGCGGCGTCGCGCAGCTGGTGGAGTTGCTCCCGAAGATCGCGTTCGTCTCGCCGGCCGGCAGCAAGCCCTGCGTGGTGCGGCTGCTCCTCAACCCGACGTTCGACACTGCGGCCTCAGAGCCCAACTGGCTGTACGTCGATGAGACGAACTCGATCGTCGAGTACGACACCGCAGGCACGACCTTCACCAGCAACGGCACCGAGCTCGCCGGTTTCACTGTGGCTGGTGGGTCGAACGCTGCACTGAAGTTCGTTGACCTGACGGAGGAGAGCATCAGTCCCGTTCACATGGAGCGTGGGGACGTGCTCTGCATCGCCGCATCGATCTCCGGCGGCGGCGGCAGTGATGTCGCAGCGTCGTTGACGTGGCTGGAGGACTAGATGACCGCCATCATCTCGCTGCTGCTGTTCACGTTCCTCGCGTTCGGCATTCTCTGCCTGGCCTGCTACAGCCTGACCGAGGTCTGGAAGGTGGTGTACCTGAAGCCTCGCTACGAGGATCGGTACGGCGTTGACGAGGTCAACGACAAGGAGAGCCGGCCGGTGCCGGTGGGCCGGCGTCGCTACGTCACGGCAGTTCGCACGATGCCCAATGTCATCGGCCTGGTCGCCGGCGGCATGCACTGGCTGGTTTACCTGCTGGCGCTGGCTGTGGCCCCGCTACTGCCTGAGGGCGCTGTGGCTATCGAGACTGTGGCCGACCACATGCAGCCGTGGCCGAGTGGGCTGCAGCCGTTTGCGGAGCCGCTGCTCGGGTTGGCGGCCGGCGGGCTGGCCATCGCTGTCCACAACGCAGTGGGCGAGTCACTGAACGAGGCGACCCGTGCGTTCATGCTGCGGTTCGTCAGCATGGTGACGCCGGGTGGCAAGGAGCCAAAGGGCGACTGGCAGTACCCGGGCTCAGAGTCTTCGCGTGGGTCGACGCTCGACGCCTACGCCGACGGGACGCTGACGAGCCAGCACAACGTGTCCGCGGTGGAGGAGAAGCCATGACCCGCCGTGCGATCGTGGTCGAGGACCAGCCCCATGTGCTGGCCGGGCTGGCGCGCCTGCTGTCCGACGTGCTGGGCTACAGCGTGGCGCCGGAGGACCAGTGCTCGACGCTGGAGGAGGGGGTTGCGGCCCTTTCCCGTGCGCCCATCCCGGCGTTGGTCATCTGCGACGTGTACATCCCGTCGAAGGA